CGCTTACGTGATGGATCTAACATTCCTGATGTACAATATGCAATAGAATCTCTATGAATCTTAAGACCCGTTGTATTCTTGTCACCCATAGTCGTGTTCATAAAAATAAAATATTCCTGAGACGATTTGACTAATGTAGCCCCAGTTTTTGAATCTTTTGATTCTTCAACTTCTTTTACTTTACGCAACTTAAGTGGATCAATATACCTAAGTTCTTGAATACCCTTTTTAGGATTTTTGTCATCGATTACAATATGGTATGGTAACCTGCCGTCAATATACCATTTACGAAAAATATCATGAGCATAATTATTAAAATTAAGCATACTCATAATATTATCAAATTCTTCTCTAATAACATCTTTAATATTATCAGAAGTTTCTACTTTATCTAAAATAATATTAACTGGTGAGGAGTCATGATCGCCAACAATGGCTTCATTCACAATGTCACTAATGGCAGCATCACACTCTGGTTGAGATGCAATGTCTCTATATTTTACAATAAGCTCTGCTTCGTTCTTAGCATTATCACCATCTAAATCCACATACGCACCAAAATGCCCACCGGTAGTAATTACCCCAGCGCCATCGGATTCTGTATCTGGTACAAACGAAATAGGCTCTTCACCTTTCTTCCGTTTAATTTCAAAACCAAAAAAATCTGCCAAAATTATATCCTCACTATATAAACTATCGGGAGAGAGGTTATATCCTCCCTCCCTTTAGTATTATTTATATGCTTTTAAGAAGTAGTTCCTGATTCCCAGTACTGTACTTGGAGCTCAACAGTGAACTCTTCGATAGTATTCTCGGAATCATAACTGACGTCAATCGCACTGATATTAGTTGGGAAAGTGCCACGAATATCATATCTCTTAGATACCGTACCATCTTTTCTCAACTGTTCAATAATCATATCAGCTTGATAATCAGTTGGGTTTGACAAACCAGTATTATTAACATGTTCGTTAATACCGTTCATCCATCTTTCAAAAGCATTTCTTACTGTGTAATCTACATCATTAATTACTGTGATGGACCATGGTTCAAATGTACGATCACCAGCAATTTGCAGTTGTCGACCACGGAAAGGAACCGTGATCGGTGCAATTACAGATGAAGGCATTTGAGCGCCCTTACACATAAAGGATGTAAACTCTACATCGCCTTGAGCGTAACCCGGAAAGTTACATGTTACTTTGAACATGTTAGCCCGAGCACCGCCGCCAGTCAATTTTGACTTAAAGTCATCTACGCCTAAAATAGCCATTGTCTAATCCTCCTATGCGCCAGCAATTTCAGAGAACTCAACACCAGTTCTCGTTGCAATAAAGTTTAAAGTGATAAAGTTAATTGAACGAGCAGGCTTAATATACATGTCGCATACGAAGCTGTTTGAATCAATCACTTGACCTGTGTTATTGGTTTCGTCACAGACAACCAAGAAGTCTGTAAGACCACGTCTACCTTTTACATCTCTCAGGAAGGGCTCAACCATATTTCTGAATTGAGCTCTAGTGAATTCATCATTGAACTCAAAGAGTGATGCTTTAGCAGCAGTGGAAATAGCTTTTTCAAGAACAATGAACAATCTACGAACATTGATTCTATCAAATGCTGATGGTTTAGCTTGAAGAGTCTTGTCGCCAAACATTTGGATACCCTCACCAGGGAATGCAACCAAAGGATTAACGCGTGCTTTATAAAGGGTATCTCTATCAGCTTTCTTAGGATTAATTGCAAGTTTCACAACATTTCTAAGTTGACCGCGAGTCATACCAGCAGGTGAGAACCAAGCATCAGCTACACGATCGGTATTAGCACAAAGGCCAGCAGTATGACCTGCAGCACCGATCCAACGATATACGTCGCTATATTTATCATATACGTATAGGGCTGAAGAATCAGTAACACCGTATGAGCTTGATGGAAGACCGTCTGCCCAACCTTTTACGTTAGCAACACTACCAGTAGTACCAGTACTATCTTCGATTGGAGGTGACACAAAAGCTACGCAATCTTTACGAGTTTCAGCGATAGCAATCAAGTATTTAGCCATAACATCAGCGCCGTCCGCATCTGGAGTACCAAACAAGAGGTTAACGTCAATAGTATCAGCATCGGCCAACATATCGTAACCATTTTGCAATTCTGCATCAGTTACATCATTGTCATCAAAACCACCAGAGAGTAAATCCGCTTCGAAAACAGGATCAGTGAAAGCTGCAGTTTCAGACAACTTATCTCCACCGTCAGTCATTGAAGCAACGTGTGATCCCCAGTAGATATACTTGGATTGTGAATTAATTACGTTTACATAGTAGTTAGTACTACCATCAGTTTTCTTAGCATCTGAAGCCTGAGAAACATACGCAAATGTTTCTAGAACAGTTCCAGGAGTACCAG